ACTGGAGTTACATTTAATGAAAATGGCACTAAGATGTTTATCTGTGGATCGGGTGGGCGTGAGGTAAATGAGTATGCACTCAGTACAGCATGGGATGTAAGTACGGCATCTTACACCGCAGTTTTTAGCGTATCTGCTCAAGAAAGTGCGCCAGAAGATATTACATTTAAGCCAGACGGAACTAAAATGTATATGGTAGGTAGAGGTGGTGACGCAGTTTACCAATATAGTTTATCTACGGCTTATGATATAAGCACTGCCAGTTATGACAGCGTTTCATTATCTGTTGCAAGTCAGGATACTTTTCCTGATGGACTGAGATTTAGTAGTGATGGAACAAAACTGTTTGTTATAGGGGACAGCACTAATACCATATACCAGTATGATCTATCAACTGCATGGGACTTATCTACTGCATCATATGCAAGTAAAAGTTTTAGTGTTGGAACTCAGGAGGGAAATCCAACATCACTTGCATTTAATTCTGATGGGACAAAACTGTTTATTATAGGACGTAGCACAAGGGATGCGTTTCAATATACATTAAGCACTGCTTGGGATATTTCTACTGCATCTTATGACAGCATTACATTTGTGTTAGAAAATCAGGCTGGCGATCCTGTTGGTATGGCATTTAGTGCAGATGGGACGAAAATGTATGTTGTGGACTACAACACAGATTTAGTCTACCAATACTCCACATCCACCCCCATAACCATCACATGGGATGCAGACATAGAGTGGGCTGGCGGTACGGCACCTGATAGCCCTGCTGCTGGTGAGAAAGACCTATACACAATTACGACAGACGATGGCGGCACAACGTATTTCGGTGTGCAGTCTGGTGACGCATTCAGCTAAGTGGAGATGTGAAACATGGCGAATGATAAAGCATTTAAGATCAAGAACGGGCTGAGTGCCAAGCGGTACTTGCAGAGTAGCACAGCCGTAGCAGCTAGTGATGTGGATATGTCGCTGGGCAGCTACTTCACCAAGACGCTATCGGCTAACACTACGTTTACCTTCAGCAACCCACCAGCGTCAGGCACTGCTGGCAGCTTTGCGTTGGAGGTAACAGGTGCATCTACATATACAATCACATGGCCTAGCAGCGTCAAGTGGTCAGGAGCCACAACCCCAGATGCACCAGCGGCTGGCGAAAAGGATGTGTATGTATTCGTAACAACTGATGGCGGCACAACGTATTACGCCAAGCAAGCAGGAGATGCAGTAGCATGAGCAACTTAGCAATGATGATGGGCTTGGGTAGTGGTGCTGGGGGTACGCCTGTCCCAGATGCAATAGGCGCTGAATATGGTGGCGGTTATTATGCGGGTACTTTAATTGTTGATGAGTCTACAAGTTATTATTTGATTGTGGCCCCAAAGAGCAGTGGTGAGAGCAGCAGTAAGCAGTGGAAAACATCTAATACAGGGACTTCAGGCACTAATAGTCCGTATGACGGTGTTGTAAATACCGCCGCTTGTTTGGCAGCTAGTCCCTCTGCACACCCAGCAGCAGCGTACTGCGATGGGCTATCAATAAACGGGTATGATGACTGGTATTTACCGTCACGATATGAGTTGGAAATTTGCTATTATAACTTAAAACCTACAACGGACAGCAACTCTACTTCGCATGGGACGAATCCATATTCTGACCCAGTTAGAACATCAAACTATACAACAAGTGTACCTAGTCAAACATCTGCGACATTATTCCAATCAGGGGGAAGTGAGGCATTCGCTTCACCTTGGTTGGCATATCATTCATCAACATCAAATCAATCTAACGCAAACCACCAAATGTACTTTAATAATGGCCAAAGATTTACAGCAAGTCAAACTGATAGTCTGTATGTTAGAGCCATTAGGCGTGTGCTAATTTAGGACTTCAACCAAAGGAGAAAACCACAATGTCTTACGTTAAGATCACAAACGGGGCAGTAGCCAAGTATCCGTATTCAACGGGCCAGCTACGCCGTGACAATCCAAACGTATCATTCCCACGCAATATCCCTGTGGAGATCATGCGTCGTTATGGTATGCGCCCTGTCACAACAGAAGCAATGCCAGACTATGACCCGCTGACACAAAAGGTCGTAACTGCCACAACACCAACACGCAATGTTGTGCGCCTGATGACTGAAGAGGATGCGACTGATCCTATCACAAATGAGGTCAACGCTGATCTGGTGGGTACGCCTATCTATGGCAATGACTGGGTGCTGACCCGCACTGTGGTTGACCTAACAGCGGATGAAATTGCAGAACAGGATGCAATGACAGCAGAGGCTAACCGCAAGAAGCGGAATGCACTTATTGCTGAGACAGATTACTTTGCGTTGACCGATGTCACTATGGATGCAGCCATGACTAGCTATCGGCAAGCACTTCGTGATATAACTACACATAGTAATTGGCCTAATCTTGCTGATGAGGATTGGCCCGTAAAACCGTAAGGGTATATCCATGCCGCTAATCCCACTCCAAATTCCCAAAGGTCAGTACCGCAATGGTACTGACTATATGGCGCAAGGCCGCTGGCGTGACATCAACCTAGTTCGCTGGCACGATGACACATTGCGTCCAGTGGGCGGTTGGCGGCAACGTCAAGAAGTCGACATTGGCGGCGTTTCACGTTCAATCATTGCGTGGGAAGATAACTCAAGCAATCGCCATATCGCCACAGGTACAGACCAATATCTCTATGCAATAAATGCCGCTGGTGATGTAACAGACATTACCCCCGCTGCATTTACGCAAGGCTTGATCGACGCTGGTATCAACACAGGGTTTGGTGGCAGTTTCTTCGGAAAAGAAGAATACGGGTTGCCTCGCTCAGACGAAGGCCAAGTTATTCCCGCTACGGTTTGGTCGCTTGATAACTGGGGGCAAAACTTGCTTGCCATGTCACCAGATGACGGGAAGCTATATGAGTGGTCGCTCAATGTGGCAAACCCTGCGGTACAGGTCACAAACTCACCAGTGGATTGTTCTGGGTTTATGGTGACAGAGGAACGCTTTGTCGTTTGCTTTGGTGCTGGCGGGAATAGTCGCAAAATCCAATGGTCAGACCAAGAAGACAATACGACTTGGACACCCGCTGCGACAAACCAAGCTGGTGACATCGAGTTGCAAACAAACGGCGTAATCCTGTCTGGTGTTAGAACACGCGGTCAATCTCTGATCCTAACAACAGAAGATGCGCACACTATGACCTACCAAGGGCCACCATTTGTGTATGGTTTGGAGCGAGTTGGTACATCTTGTGGCGTTGTAGGTGCAAAGGCGGTCGCAACTGTTGATGCTGGTGTATTCTGGATGGGTCGTCGCAGCTTCTTTGTGTATTCTGGCGGTCGTGTTCAGGACGTACCATGCGAGGTCGGAGATTACGTTTTCTCAGACATGAACAAAGACCAACGCAGCAAAGTCAGCGCAGTCGTTAATAGCGCATGGAACGAAATCTGGTGGTTTTATCCAAGCGAAAACAGCTTAGAGTGTGATCGGTACGTTGCCTATGACTACGCCGAAAACATCTGGATGACAGGTGAAATGGATCGTACCGCTGGCGTGGATCGTGGCGTGTTCCGCTATCCGATGTTCATTGCAAGCGATGGTAAGTTGTACGAACATGAAGTTGGCTACAATTACGACACGACCGTGCCATACGCCGAAACTGGGCCTATCTCAATCGGTGCTGGTGACAACATTATGAATGTGGTTGAATTGATACCTGACGAAAAGAACCAAGGTGATGTTCAGGCTAAGTTCAAGACGCGCTATTACCCTAACGCAGAAGAACGCGAATACGGGCCGTATTCTATGTCAAACCCAACGTCAGTACGCTTCCAAGGCCGACAGGTGCGGATGCGCGTTGAGGGCAACACTGACACGGATTGGCGCGTAGGAATTATGCGAGTGGATGCACGGCAAGGCGGGCGGCGATGAGAGTTGTCCCGCCGTTCACAGAAGATGCACGCGCATGGGCAGAGAGCATTCGCCGATTTCTTGGCAAAGCACTAAACCAGCTTGACGCAAAAGACCAGTATTCGTCTGCGGCAGAAGATGGTGTTTTGCTTTGGGATCGTGTGAATGGCTACCCAACTGTGTCCAAGGGTGGCGAGTTTCGCCAGATCGTGCTTGCCGATGGATATGCGTTTCTTGGTCAGGATGCGGATATTACAGCGGCATCAACCAACACAGCATACGCAATCACATATGATGCGCCACCAATGTCAAATGGCATTTCGCTTGGCACACCAGCAAGTCGTATTGTGTTTGAAGAAGGCGGCACATACTTGCTTGCTTTTTCTGCGCAGATCACATCAACGTCAGGAAGCACTGTCGCATTCCGATTTTGGCCTCGCATTAATGGTGTGGATATTGCTGGCAGCACAATGGTGGCAAA